CGTATTCCTCAGCATCTTGACGAGTTGCAGCAGATGTTGCCATTCTCTGATTAACGCGCTGGCTATACTCCTGCTGTGGAAAGACAAAATCCCTTTCAAGCTCAGCTTTCAGTGCCTCTGGATCTTGAAGAGTGCTGATGTACTCAAAGCTTTCTTCTGTAGAGCTTTTAGGCTGCCCTTGCTGTCCAGGCTGCCTATCACCTATCTGCTGCGCTTGCTGCGCCTGCTGTCCCTGGTCGCGAAGTTGTGTAGTGTCTTGCACAGAGGAGCCTTGACCTGTCGGTTGATCAAGATCACGCATTGAACGCTGACGTTGAAACTCTGACATTAATGCGGGTGCTGTCTTTTGGAATGCTGCGGCTTGTTCAGGTGGGAGTAACATCCCTGCGGTAGTGATGCCTTTAAGCACATCGAATGTGTTTAGCTGGCTTCCCTCTTTGCCGTAAGCGTCACGGAGTGCGTCTAGCTGCTCGCCGACCATCGAAGCGCCTACTTGTCTTTGCGCTTGCTCACCAAATCCTTTTCCGACTGCTTTTCCAATCTCTCCCCCCAGGTCGAAGGGCTGAAACACTTGAACCATCTCTATATCCCTTGTGAGCTATTCTTAAACAGGCTGCTAAGGTATTGGCCTCCAGGATTTCCAAGTGCTGAACCAATGCCTTGTCCCGCGCCCATTGCCAACCCTCCGAATATTCCTGGTGTACCCTGCTGTAGGACAGGCTGGAACTGTGGTTGAGCTGCAAGTTGACCAAGTCCAGTTAGTCCAGCGGCTCCCTGCTGTTGAGTTCCTGCGCGAATTGCTGCAAGCCTCTCTGCGAGATTGCTTCCTTCTCGAAGGGCTGACTTTTGGAATGATGACCCACCAAGCACACCCCCGGAGCCCATCCCTGCGAACCTTTCTGCAAGCCCTGGAAGGATTTCTTCTTGGTAGCGCCTCATCTCAGGCGCTGCAAATGCCTCTGCGGCTTCGCTACCCGGCTGCAATAGATCCTGGTAATACTGAGCTGCTTGTGAGAATCCACCGCCTTCTTGCCCAAGCATGCTAAGGAGGCTGTTCATGGCCTCGCGCTGCTGGCCCGTCATAGTATCTACATTTTTGACCTGGTTAGGCTGGCCGAATAGTAGTTCTGAGAGTCGTGAAAATAAGCTAGCCATTTCTAGGCCTCCTGTACGTATTCGATTACAACCCACGCTTCAGTATAGGCTGAGTAGTCCGTCCCGCTCACTAGAATGAGATTAGTGTCGTCCATCCTTAGCTCGATGCACGCCGATAGCGCACTTGTATCGACGTATGGCAGCGGGAACGCGGAATTGAGTGATGAAGCGGCGGGGTCTGTTGCTGCTCCATAGAGCGCGGTAATAAATGTGTTCTCTGTCGTATCAATGCCGTGAGCGACGTTTTGTGGGCTCGTCGTGCTGAAGTCGTTGAGGCCGCCAAGATCAACGACCTTACGGAAAACGTTTCTGAATGTGTTCGGCTCGTTCAAAGAGCTACGAGCTGAAGGCTCCCATCGCTTTCCGGCTAAAACCTCTTGCTCGATGTAAAACGGCTTTACACTGTCGTTTGCAACTTCCGTCGTCACTCTAAGGCTGTTTGTGATCAAACGCCGTGCTTCCTGCCAGTCCTCAGGAATGTAGTCGTAGACCGGTGCAAACTGCTGAAGGGTATCGTTGGGTGTTGCCACTAGCTCACCTCGATCCTGTCAAAATTTATCGTCCAGCGCACGTCGCTAATTGCGGCACCAGGGTCTCCGTTTCTTAACTGTAAAGCAGTTCCAGACGCTATCGCTAAAAATGTTCCGCTGGTCACAACACCATTGACCACAAGCTCTGCGGTGGCTCCATTTCTGAATGAAAATATATAATATATTCCTTCCTCAGCCGCTTTATCGCTTCTTGCAGATACATGACCCGATGCGTAGGTTAGCCCGCTGAAGTCTAGTATGGTTTCATTCGTTGCACCTGCAAGGGATGCTATGGTGCCCTGCAGATGAGTAACTGGAGAAGGCACAGCATCTGAACCCGCTCGGCTATATTGAAGCACGCCAATTGCCGCTAGGTCCTCATATGCGTAAAACACAGGCTCGTCTGCCGATGTGCTTGGATGGCTTGACTCTGCCGGTGTGGTCACCGTCTTATGCTTTCCAAGATCCGCCGTAGCATCTGAAAACTTGTAGTGGTCTACGTCAAAGACAGAATCAAGCGCGTCGAAGTTCGCTTTGATGATTGGCTGACTCTCATCGATGTAGTCGGTTGGTAAAGGTATCCCTGGCGTGTAAGTCATAGTCCTAGGTCTCCTGATGGGCGTGCCCAAACGATGATGGAATCAAACTGAAAGTTTGCAGCATACGCAGATCCCACCATCTGTGAATCATTATAAGTTATTTCAAATTGCACGAAAGAATCTTGTACCTGAGAGAAGACGCGGTGCCAATATTTGCCTTGATCTGACGTGAAAAACTGAGGGGGGGACGTTGATATCACTCTTTGGAATATGCTGTCGGCTGTTTGATTGACAGGGTTGCCGTCTCTATAGCCTGCATAGATGTTGCAAGTCACCTCACCGGCGGAGGTTTTATCCGCAAGCACGTCAATGTAACCAAGCTGAATATTCCTACCCTTGTTCAAGTGGTTGAACTTCTTCGAGATGATTTGCATCTGATCGCGGACGCGTATTTCTCCGCACCCAATGTATGTTGCGCTAGAAACGATGACGGGTTCCCATAGATCGTTTTCAGCGTCATAGCTCTCTAGCAGTATATTATCATCGTCATCAACTTCGACCCGGTAGTAATTGTCATTGAGGGCGCTAGCATAACCAGTCGAGGCGGGTATATTGCAAATCTGTATGATGGATCCATTTTCCAAATTATGTGAAGGGACTTCGAGGCTAATTTGTGACGCTCCCCCTGTGATCGCATAAATGAACAGCGACTTATCATTGCTCACCTGGCCTTGAACAAGAAGCGTGTAGCCCTGCTGATTGCCTGCGATGATCCTTGGGTATCTGCTTTGCTGTCGTCCGCTGTTCCACCTATAGTGATACTCTTCCCACGTGATGTGAACATCTTGCCATCGAACATCTGAGAGCCTCTGAAGGAAGCCGTATGTTGTGAAGCTGTCCCCAAACTTGGCCCAGCTCTCATTCTCATAGTTGTAGCAGAGGACTCGATTCGGGAATGTGCCGTTTGCCTGCTGGTCGGGATATGTCCAGTATACGAGCCGCCTTTCAATGTCTCTGATTCCGTGGACCCTTTTGGGTCCTTCATTGTCATTATGGATCTCGAAAGGAAAGTCGATGATCTTTGTGTCGATAGGCACCGATTTAAAGGAATCGCAAGATACGATTGCTTTATCGCCCACTCCGACAAGTGACGTGTCGAACTGTACAGCTGAAAAAGTGCTCTCGCTGCCTAGCTCTGTATTCACCTTCTCTTCCACTGCTGGGGTGACATTGTTCCCCACATATCTAAGCTGCCAAGTGCTTCGCTCGCAATAGATAACAACGTTATCCCGGACGAATCCCATGCTCACGATATGCTCTGATGTGGGTAGGTCGAAGAAGTCGCCCTTTCCACGGATATCATCATTCCATGCATCACTCTCTATAGGGTTGCCAAGCTGAGAGAACCTAATACGCTGAGGGAATTGGGTTGCATTAGCTAGTGAGTCGCCTTCGTATGTGTTGAGCGCCCACATTCTGCCACGCCACGCAAACATAATACGTGCCTGGTGCATCTGATTCGCGCTTCCTGAGTCAATGTCCGGCGCAAAGGTCGTCCAGCTTGAATTATCGTAATAGTAAATGCTATCTGGCGTGGAGCCCTTGTTGAAATTTGTTGCGAAGAAAAGATTGGTGTTGGGTGTGGACCTGTAATTTAGGTGCCAAAAAAAGTCACTATTTAGGCCATTCCAGTAGACTCCTCCGCCTATCTCTGACCAGCCCCCGCTTTGAAATATGTAGGCATAGCGCGTATCAAAGGCGATTGTCTCCTCAACGTTGATTGCGGGACGCTCATAGAGCTTGATACCCATCACGGGAAGGCCGGGGAAGTAATTGTATGTGAGAGTGGAGGCAACGCCTGTTGTCAAGCCGTGAGTGATTGAGACGGCTCCAGTCACATAGTTGATGGTCCCGATATTCGTTCCTGGGTCTGTGTCTGCAACTAAAGATCCAAGTCCGTTATCTGTAAAAGTAACGCCATCGAAAGTAAGGACAACGCTGCCACACTCAATAGTAGCAGTAGACTCCCTTGAACTAGAATTTGCATCTGACTGTATCCATCCCGCTCTTGTGTATGCGTTTGCTGTAGCCTGTGTGATTTCGAATGTGGTGCTAGTGACATTGGCGACGGTATATGTATTCCCGTTAACGTCTGCTGAGACTGTCCCCACAACATCGTTTATGATCACCTCGTCGCCGTTTGTTAGACCGTGGGCTGTGTTTGTTGTGACAACGAGTGTGGGGGAGCCTGATACGTCTATGTCTATGATGTCTGCAGACGCTAACAAGTTGAAGGACCACACGCTAGCTGCTGAATCTAAAAATGTGAACTCGGTGAACTGCCTGCGAAGGCGGCCAACAGTGGTAACGCCAAGCTTCCTGCGGACAGTTTGCCTATACACGTAGGCATTAAACAGGGTCGTAAATGCGTCTTGCGGCAAAATGAAATTCGGGCGCTTTTCAATGAGCCCTGTTTCAAATGCCTTGATGTAAGTCGGCTTATAACTCATGTCCAGTATGGGCCTCGGTTATACATTGAGGCTTCACCGGAGTAGATCGTGCTGTTCCTTTGGCCTATCTCTTCATTCGCTTGCCTCTCAAGAATTAAACCGCGCTGCTCTTCCATCAGAGGCGTAATATTAGCCACCCCATCCATGTCTTGACGGTCTCGCATGATCTTAACAGCAGCACCCAGAGCGACGTACTGCCACCACTGATCAACTACAGGTGTAGAGCTATTTGCAGCAAATGCGGTAGGCGTGAGGATCGCGGTGATTTCGATTCTATAGACATCGTTTGGAACGGGCCTGACGGTAATCTCGTTATTCCAGTACAGAACATCTATGGGATACCCTGGCTGATACCAGTACCCCCACACGTTGATACTTGATCCAGAGGCGACAGCAACGCTAGTGGTTACAGAGACTGCACCCGTAGCGTAGTTGATCGAGCCAATGGATGCGGTCGTTCCTGCATCAACAAGGTTCCCCTCTCCATCATCTTCGATCTTGATCGCGTTCCCCGCTGTGTCCGTTGAGCCAATTACAAGTGTGTTCGGTAAGATCGGAACAGAGCTAAGAGTAAAACTGTAGGGTCCGGTTGTCCCATCCCCCACAGCCGGTGTTTGGAGCACACTCTGACGATTCCAACGCGAATAAAACGAGGAGCGATCCTTGAATAGATTGCCAATCCGTCCATTGACCAAGATAGGATCTTGAAGCTCCTGATAGGTGTTCACGTCGACGGCATATGTATCGATATTCGGAGTGGTGAATATCTCCAGCACCGTTCTAAGTTGGTCGGTTTTGATAGAGGCTGGTAGCTCCTGCACATAGAAGCCGTTGATATACTCCTCAAGATCAGATTCGCTGAGCTGTGAAGGGTCGGGAGAGGCTGTAATTCTCCTCACAGTATTCTTAACGGCTTGTAATGTGTTGGGAGCTGGGCTAACCACTATTCAAAACCCACGGGTGTAAATTCTCGAACAATCTCGTAGCTGTCGTGAGGTGTGATGCTGCCGTCGTCATTTAGGCGCTGGCCGCGCTTAGGCAGTCTCCCTTCACGGTTCACTTTTTCAGCTAGCCCTTTCGGGATTTCGTACGTATGACCATCAATAAATCGATACTGAATGACTGGCTCACCTGGTCCCGCGATATGTGCAATATCGTTGTAAACCTCAGCCTTTTTCTTTAGTGAAAACCTAGCGCGGACAACTTTTTGCTCGTCCTTAGTCTTTTTCTCGTATTCGGCTTTTGCCTTCGACGACATGTTTTCCGTGTGGCCTGGCTTCACACTGTTGGCGATGCGGAAAATCTCACCATGCGGAACAACTGTCCCGTTAATAATTGCTTTCAAACTCATCTATGTACTCCAGTTTTGAAGGAGCCGCGCGACATTACGCCGCGCTAAGCTCCGGGGAAAATTATTCAGCCACAAGCTGTTCCGCTTTCCATGCCTGCCAAATGATCACGTCACTTGTGCTTCCTGCTGGGGACTGTGCGCCCGCTGCAAGATGCATGTATGGGTGGAACTGACCTGATCCGAATCCGTCAATATCTAGAAGGGATCGGCCACTGGAGAAAATGTTGTCGTATAGACCACGCTTTCCAGCGGGTCCAGCGATAGCAAATTCCTTGTTAGAGGCTGCACTCGCAGAGAATGCAAACGCTGTGAAGGCTTGTGAATCAATGTCTACTGTCACAGTGTTGTTGGCTGCGCTGATTTCAGTAACTTTGCCTGTGAGTCCGTCCATCTCTACCATTCCCATGCTTGCAGGAACGCGGAAATACACTAGATCGCCCACGCTATATGGGTGCGTGACGCTGAATGTCACAACGGCACTCGCTGCCTGGGTAATCTCTGTGATGTAGAGTGCGGACGGCTCAGCTGAAGCTAGTAGAGGGAGTCTACGGAATGAACCCGCTGTTGCAGCTGCAGCAAAACCAGACGCATCTAGATAGCCAAGTGTGAAAGCGTTAGCGCTGCCAACTGCCGTCACTGTGAAATCCATTCCTGCAATCTGAAGCATTCCAGTGGTGCCGTAAGCACGCACTCGGTCACCGACTGAGTACCCGTGAGCTGTCGCAGAAACAACCGCAGGGTCCGCAGCTGTGATTGCTGTAGCCGTCACCGCCGCTTCAGGTGAAGGACGTGACTCGTAATAAGTGAAGCCTCCACTCGTCACCAGGTCATAGTTGAGAATGTCGTCTGAGTCTTCCTTTCCGTACTTGAGCGCTTCGCCATTGCTCAAATTAGGGAACCACTCAAACTTCACCCCACGACCCGTAGACTGTGTAGTAGCTGCCTGTGTCAAATTGGTGCATACAAAGTGATCGCATGAACCCGGTAGATTGATAATCTTTGCTGATCCGTCGCTCGTAAAAGAGCCTTGGTCAAGTAATGTTAGTCCCATGATTCAACCTCCTACAGTCTTTGGGTGACTTGGAGACGAACCACCCAAGCCTGGTTGGTGATTGCTCGTGCGATTGCAAACTTTGCGTATAGCTCAGAGTTTTGAGCAACGCGGCTCACAATCTCAGGAGAGCGATACCCAATGACCGAGCTGTAGCCGTTCTGCTCGATCTTAGCAGCAGCCTCAACGCCGTACATTGGAATCTCGTAGATATTCGCGCCCAACAAAGAAGCGTTTTCTGTAATCGCTCCCTTTGAGGAAACGAACATGCGGAAGCGGCTAATGGCACAATACTCTTCTGGCATGTACTCATCTGGATTGCCTGGGTACTGGCTCTTAAGCTGTACGCCGCTGACGTTCTGCAGATCGTTCGTGATTCGAGTGCTCGCCAAGCCAATGAAGGCATCGCGTACAGGGCCCGTTCCAAACTGATTAGATGCTTCTATGCTCTCTAGCAAAGTGTGCGCGTCGTTATTTAACAGCAGCTGCTCGATGTTATTCACGTCACTACGTGTAATCTCTGTAGGATCGTCGCCGTTAACACCACCCTGTGCTTTTACGCTTGTTGGAGCGGAGGCCCATAGGTCTCGCATCAACAGATCTTCTTTTTCTCTCAGCCACTGACCGAGCAAGCGGGTGAACTTATTGAGAGTCTTATCACCTTCATACAGTCTCACTTGCTCGTTGACTGTGATCGCCTTCGCGAAAATCTCCATATCCGCATCGATATCAGAGCGCACAACAACTTCTGGAGCTGGATCTAGTCCCGAGCCGTCAAGCTGTCCGCCGTCTGTGCTAAGACGCTCAAAGCGGCTCATGCGGGTCGTAAAACTCATATGTGCATCTGCTTCGTGAAGGTCTACGCCGATGGAGTAAATTAAGTTAAATTGGGGGGTACTTAGCAGCCGCTCAGCCATTTGGATCGGCATTTCTGGCTGCAAGTTCCCGATATTTGTTATACCGGTAGCCATAGTTAAACCATTTTCAAATTAAAAAATTGCCTAACGGTGGCGAGTCGTCTTTACAGCCAGATTGAGTGCGCGAAACTCTATGTACAGCGCTTCCGGCATGTTATGAAAGGCAATATTTTAATGAAAGAAAGTTTTAGAACTATGAAGTGAATGGGCAAGACTGTGCACCCTCACCTAAGGGATTTTGAGTGCACCCGCCGTCTTTTAAGCTCGTCCGCGTTCGGCTGCTATCATCTCTTGATAGGCTCTTTTGCGACTCTCAGCAGTCATTTGAATCGGCGCATCGCTACGCGCTTGCTGTGAAGCTGCTCCGCTGCGTGGGCGACTGTGAATCTCATCCGTTTTTTTGTCTTCACGATGCCTTGATGAGCGATTGGGCACGATGCACTTGACGGCTTCATAAGCTGCTTTGACTTCGTTGAGCGACATTTTCTCAGGGTCTGAAAGGTGTCCGCTGATCATTCTAGCGAGTGCGGGCGCACGGTATTCGAGATAGTCGATACTCTCACGACTCATCACGTCGTCATAGTCGGGCATGGTTTCAGAAATGCGCTTGGGCAACTCTTCTCGTTCGCGCTCTTTTTGCCAATTTGCGAAACGCTGCTCGAGGCGTGTTTCCATATCTTTCGAAAACTTTTGCTCAAGCCACTGCTTAATTTCTCCACCTGTGTGGATCTCATTATCAAGCAAGTCGATGGCTGCTTGCTCTTGCTGAGCGGGTGACATGTTCCCGCGCTGCCCGTTGCTTTCCAGATGCTGCGCGATAAAGTCTTGGAGCTGTGCTTTTTGCTCGTTTGCTCTGCGTGCTTCCTGTTCCTTCTCTTTCGCCAGCTCCCTGTCTCGCTTGCGTCCGTCTCTGAAGGCACGCCAATTCTTCTCTTCCTCTGACTCTGCTTCATTGACTGCTTCTGCTGAGTCAAGCGGAGAATCTTGCTCGGGAGCATCACCACTTGGTACATGGTCTTGATTTTCAATGCGTTTTTCTGCTGATTGCTCAAGATTTTCTTGATTTACTGCTGTTTCTTCCATAATCTCCCCCCTATGAAGAACTCTAAATATGACTTAAAAAAAGACGCCGCTCACTTTCATAACGCGCTGCTACGCATGCACTGCGACGTTTCCCTTGATGTTCTATGCCTGCCTAGGCGCATCACCTATGTTCTCACTCGAGCCGGGTTTACACGCGTCTATGAGATTTTGGACATCGACATTCGTGCTATCAAGGGGATTGGTCCCAAGTCTGCTGTCCTTATCAAGGACCGCTTGACTGAGTTCGGCGCGGTTAGCTGCTAGGTATTCACCCTCTGTTAACCAATCCGGTTTCTGAAAGTGCTTTCGAACGTGTTGCGAAAACTTCCCACTATAGAACCAATCTGACCACATCTTCATATTCTGGTATGCTGGATCTACTGCCATCATCGTAGACAGCGCGGCCATCGTCATCGGCTCAGGTAGAGCCCATAGGAACATCAAAGACCTTGAAGCCTTTGAGTACATCCACACCGACTGATTCGGCCGAGGCTGTGGCAAGTAGTGATATGCGTAGAACTTGCGACGCGTCACCGTCTTTAGGACATTGTCATCACCTATGAGCATGATCACGAAGAACTCTGAGTCTTCGATGATATCGTGATGCGAGGAGGCGCACTTCTCCACTTCCTGCATGATGTCATGGCATGCAGCCTCCGCCACTTCCATGGCCTTGTAAACCGTTCGGTCCTGGCGAATTTTGTCCTCTGCTTCGCCTGCAGTCATTCCCCGGAGCTTCGTCATTACTTCATCCTGTTTTTCTTCATGTAGCGTGCTTGCGCTTCAAGGTCGTGCTTGTACTCAGCTGCGTTGTCCTCTGAGTAAGGCATCTCTTTGTTGCGAGGCATGTCTACCTTCATCTCGTAGCACCCTTTTGGCAGCTTTGCGCTCTGCTCTTTGTACTTGGCTTTGCGACCGTAATCGTATTTTCCGTCCATTTTCATAACATTTCCCCCCAGGGGTTTGTGGGTAACTCTTTCTGATTTCCTTCTTGCCTGATCATTTCAGCAATCTGCATCGAGCGAGCAAGTCTTTCCATGCTAAGGCCGTCGATCTCAACAAGCTGCTTGACAAGTGCAAGATCCGCTTCCGCTTCGTCTTTCTCTGCCTGAGATAGTTTGAGTGCCATATCAGCTGAGCCCTGTACGATCTTAGCTTGTCGCTCCTGTGCGAGGGCTGTATCAGCACTAGCTTTAGCCTGCTGTACAGCTGCTTTACTCTGCGCTTCCATCTGCTGAATCTGCTGGGCCTGCTGCTGAATCTGCTGCTGTGCATCTCTCTCTTCCTGAATGTCTTTGAGTAGCTCGTCCTTATTCTGAATAGAAAGTGAGCGGATGATGCTTTTATCGGGGATTGGGATACCCAGCTCGTTACGCGCATAGACTAGCTGTTGCGCTTCCATCTGCTGCTGTGTGACGCTGTAGACACCTGGCTTCACGACTACTTCATACTTGCTTAGCTCTGTGTCGAAGAATCGCGGGTTGACTTCATCCTTGTTCAAGATCCGCTTCACTTTCCCCTCAGTCCAGTTGCGCTGTGCTGTTTCTAGCATGAGAGAACCACAGAGCTGTTGCGCGAAATCCCACGTGTCAAAGATCGGCTGAAGGGTGGTGAGTCCTGCACCCTGCCGCAACATGCTTAGGATGCCTGCCTTATCATCTGTTGCGCTTCCCATCAGCTCATCGCTTACGCCGCTAATGTCTGTGATATCTTCGGCAAGGGATCGCGATAGGGCAATCATCGATTCGGGGATGCTAGGTGGCTGGATTCGCTCGATAGATGAACGAATGTCTTTTCCCTTTTTGACGGGTATCAAAACGCCTTGAGAGGTTTGTCTGAAGGACTTTGGATCCGTTACAGCGTCAACCTCATATATCCATCCTGAGTTAGCCACGCTCTCAAGTATGTCTAGCTCAATGACCTTGCGCCTATTATACAAAAATTGAGCGTCGCGCATATTCCTAACTACGCCCTGTATTCTGTAGGACAAGTTGGGTAAGTCGGGCTCGTAGTAACACAGTGTAGGCACGATAGGCCAGCGGTCTGTTCCTAGGCTGTTGGGTCCGTCATATAGCACTTTTTTACCCACAACGAGTGCCATCTTAACCGTACTCTTCTCGACGACCTTCTTGATTTCCCAGGGTGCTAGCTCTGCATCCTTGTCCATCATCTCGTATACGTGGCCGTCCTGACGATCTATGACTATCGTTGCCTTTCGCGTGCTCAGATAGTAGAAGTAATCAAGAGGCAATAGGTCATTGCAGCTCTGTTGCTGCATCTCAACCTGTGTGCTAAACCTGCCGTCCTTGTTTCCAGATGCACGAAGCCTGTTTATCTCCTTAGAGCGTTCGGGGATAATCGTTTTGAGATAGTCTTTAGAGACCCATTGCCTACGCCACCAAAAGTTGCAGTCGCTTAGATCCGGCTTTCTGAAGTAGGGATCTACTAGGCAATTGTTATAGGCTACGTTGTCCCAAATCAGCTCACCCCTGACGGGCTCACGCTGGTAGTCGATATCTAGGTGCATCCAGCTTACGCCAACATCTGCAGCACCTTCGCACGACTTAGAAAACGATTCCTGGAATCGGCTTGTGCGCTCACAGTACAGTAGAGCCTTTGTGAAGTCGTCGCTAAGCTCTGTGTCGTCTGACTCAAGCGGCTCCGTCATGAAGCTTTTTCGGTTCCTTCGCTGGTGACCCGATAGCATATTCACATGCTTTCTGATCCGATTGAAGAAGAACTGCTTTTTGCCGTAGAAGTCGTCTTGACCATAGAGAGAGGAGCTAAGCGTCTGGTCGCCTACTTTGAAGCGCTTGTCTATGAGCCCTTGGCTCCAATAGGCACTATTCGCTGTGTATGCCTCATTGTAGTAGTGATCCATCATGCTCTTTATAGAGCGCTCTTTTTCACCGCCATCCACGTAATAATCAGCACCGCCGGTGTATTCGTAACCCATTAAAAGTACCCTCCTACGGTGCTTCTACTCCACATGTCGTTCGTTCCATACGCTCTTTGCCTGATCTGATCGATTGACAGAGAGTTAGATGGGTTGTAAAGCTCTCCATCCGGGAATGCTGAATACAAGCAGTATCTAAGGGCGTCACACGCATGGTCATTAGTCTTCAAAGGAATGTCCTTGCCCTTAAGAGCAGCTTTGCTATCCCATGAATATGAATGTAATTCTTTTTTTAGATTGACGCAATTCTCTCGTATCACAATGTTATTTTGAGAGATGAACTTTCCGACCGTTTTTATCCCTGGAAGCACGTCATTGTTTGCCTCTTCAACGGGTAGGTCTCTCGATTGAAGCTCAAGCCTTAGGCTTTTGGCGCTTGGATCGAGGAAAATTGACTCAAGGTTGTATCCCTTTAGAAAGCCCTCTATGTCGTCGGCAAGCTCTGCATCCGTCTTTGACCTAGGAGCCTTCGAGCTGTCGAAATAGTACTCTTTCTCAATGCGAATCTGTGGCCATGCCTGCGGGGATATGCCTACTAGGAGGCATGCTGTTGGGTTCGTGCTCCCGTAGTCGATGCCTGCGATATAGTACTGCGGGTCTGGGAACTGCTCGTCTGTGAAGTGGTCCTTTGAGATAGAGTCGAAGATCAGACCCTCCGCGACTGCCCATTGCCCTAGGATGTATCGCGCGTACCAATGACCAGTGTACTCTTTCTTGAGGTTGGCTTTATAGGTCTCGTCAAGTGAAGGGTTGTCATCTAGAATGAAGTGATGGGATTCAAGATCCAGATCCCCCTCTCGGTCTAGAAACTCGGTTTTAAGCCAATGGTAGGGGCCTTCAGGGTTACAAGTGGCGAACAACTTAGCACCCGCTATTGACAGTCTGCTAAGTAGCATATTCCAGAATGGGCGCGGAATGTTTGCAGCTTCGTCGACTAGTGCGCATAAGATTGTAGAACCTTGGATGCGTCTTACAGCGCTTTCGTCATTAGCTCCGATCAAGTAACAACGCCTGTTCATTAGCTGCAGCTCGTTCGTCTTAGAAGCGGGTGGGCGAATCGACATAAGAGCGCATAGGTCGTTAATCACGTTCCGCTGGATGCTCTCGCGACTAACGCCGATAATCATCACGTCGCCCTGTGGGCCTTGAGCTAGCTCACGTGCGAATCTTACGTTGCTGATTAGCGTCTTTCCGCTTCTTACGCTGCCTGTAAGTATATTGATCCTGGCATTGCATGATCGGACAACTAGCTTTTGCTTATCGCTAAGCCCCTCTTTCATCGCTCTCCGGGTGCATTAGATCTATATCAGCGGGAGCGGGTATGCCAGACTCGTCTGCTGGACTAATGTTTACCTCTGCGGGCCTTGGTGCTTCCATGTCTTTGCAGCAGTATTCAATAAGCTTAGCAAGGTGTGGAGGAAGCTCGTCTTTCTTGTCTTCGTGATCCTTTTGTCCTAGCCATTGCTTGCCTAGCCATATCGCCATCGCGCTACTCTTCTTTGCTAAGTCGAATTGATAGCGACGAAGGGAGCACTTTGAGCGCCCACCACTGTTAGTCACTTCGTCGCGTAGCTGCGTGAAGCTCAAGCCAAACTCTTCCTTGATGCGCCTCTTCAGCGTCTCAGTAGAGACATGAAAGCAACCCGCAATTTCTCCAGCAGTGGCTTGCAGATCCATCCAGTAGATGACCTGATCCATGTTGATTTCTTTACGTATTCTAGCGAAATTCTTCTTGTGGCGCGCCTTGTCTTCATCTCCCCACACAACACCAATTTTTGTGCGCCCTGGGGAGACTGGCATCACACGCTTGGGCTTTGTACCGGTGCTGGTCTTTGCGCTCTTTTTCTTCGGTTTCTCAGTATCCGCGTCAGGACTTTTTCGGGGTCTCCCTCTCTTCTTAGGTAATTCGTCTGCCATTCTCTGTGCTCCATGTTGGCTTTGTATACCGCTGCAGGTCGTCCCAGTCGTGTAAGCCGTCTTTCACCAGTGGGAACGATACGACCCATCTTTTTCAGCTCTGAGACCCTTGCCGAAAGTGTCTGGTTGGGAATAACTAGATACTGCTCAAGCTCGTCTGTGGTAGCGTCGCCTAGTTGTTCGATTGCTTCGAAAACTCGAAGGCGTATGCTCGCATAATTCTTCCGACCCGTGCTATACGCAAGTGTTGACTCTGGATTGTTACCGTGATGATTTTGACAAATATCTTGCATTTCAAACCTGTAAGCTATTTCTGTAACATACTCAGAAATAATTTACTTGTCACCAAAATCAAAAGGCTCTCCGTTCTTCAACAGAACACAATCGGTGTTGTTTTTTTTGCAATATTTGACATACCGATCAACGATTAAATCGCAATATTTGGGTTCAATCTCGAAACATGTTGCAGTGCGTTCCGTTCTCTCTGCAGCAATAAGAGTTGTTCCCGATCCTGCAAACGGATCAAATAGATTGTTTACGTCGAACCCAGCAAGTACGTCTATCATGCCTTGAAGATTTTTTGCATGAGGATGAGCAGCTTGTGTGTTCCTAGGGCTGTCAATGATCGTCTTCCAATAGCCTGTGTTACTTTTGTCGTCTGACCGTCTTCCTTTCGAATGATCATTTGAAAAATACGATGATCCATCGCGAGAGAGATAAACACCCGTCTGATGTACGTAGTATGGGCATTTGCGGTTCATCATGCTTTTGGGAATTTTCCCATCAATGACGAAATCAAAATGGAATTTCCAGTCTAAAGCGTTAAGAACGTCGATGCACTGCCGCATTGATGTAATCAAGCAAACATGATCAGAAAGGCCCTCGATGATCTTTGCTACTTGTTTGCCGTCGAGTTCATAAGGCGGGTCAGTCATCACCATTGAATCTTGTGCAACTGCATCTGTCATGCTTGAGCTATCACAGCACATGAGTGTATGTACGCCAAGATTCCAGATGTCTCCTTTCTTTGTGATGATATCACTATCTGATCCACAACTGAGTGCGTCATCATCTTCTTCAGCTGGATCAAGTGCTGTGGTATCAACAGAAAGCTCGTCTGGAGTGAAACCCCACTCGATCAGGTCTCGAAGCTCCCACTCGTTCGCAAGGATGTCGTCGTCCCATTCTCCGCTGTTGCGATTGAGCCGGATGTTTAGCTCGTCGATCTGCTCTTGAGTGATCGTCTCATCGCATACTGCGACCCATGCCGTCTTGTGCCCAAGCTTCTTGAGGATGCGGCATCGCTGGTGCCCTCCGATGATCATTCCTTCCGGTGAAACAATGATCGGCTCACACAGCCCGAACTTGTCGACGCTCTCCTTTAGGTGCTCAGCGTCGTGCTTTGAAAGCCTGCGTGGATTCTTTGGATGCTTCTTGAGAGAGCTGATTTTACGCTCCTCGAATCTTCATTTCATAGACATGGTTCCCCCCACACTACTTTTTAAAGATCAATCAGAATGGCACGTTATCCGGAGCTATCCGCTGTTGTTGCGCTCCACGATCCATAGCCGGGTAACCAGTCTGTGCGCTCTGCTGCTGTGGTGCGCCCTGTTGCCCTCCAGCATTTAGCAAAGGAGAGACATGAGACCTGATGAAGTCTGTGATCTGATCCTTCGCGATGTTGCTGTCAATCGTAAAATATGGGTGGTACTTGTCTTCCTGTTCCACGTAGAACGACGGTTCGCTAACGAAGTACCCTTGAGAGTCCTTGCGTGCCATGATCTTGAAGCCAAGCAGCATTTGCCCCAGCTCAGCTAGTGGAATCACGACGTAAGCGACTCCTAAAGTGCTGTTTTTGTTTATCGGGAGATACTTCAGGAACTGCATACTTCATGCCTTTTTTCAGTGGAGTTAGTGTTTCAATATAGCTATTTCTGTAAAGCGCAAGTTCAACTTCATAGGGAACGATGGTGATATTTACCCAGTGCTTCCCGCCCATTGCGTTATAGATAGCGAACTCGATTTGACCTTCTACGATACGCACGTCACAGCAAGCCGGCCATCGATCCTGCACGATGCGAAGCATCTTGGATCTGCTCTTATTTGTAAGTCTCATCGCTACCCTAGGAGAATATTTTCGATCGCTTCATCTATAATTTCGTGCGCTTCATCCATAAGAAAGTTAGCCTCTTCTTCCTCTCGTCCCTCTGTAAATAGCAAGCGGCTCTCGGACATGAGAGCGACTACATCGGCTTCGAACTTTTCTAGCAATCGTAGTAACTTAATATTCACTTTTCCACCCTGGATTTAAAATAATTGCATTAACTTTTGCACAAACGTCAACTAATCACAGATATTTTAATGACAGTGAATTTTTTAAACGAGTATACCTTTCGCGCTGAAAGCTCGACGACCTGCCGATCGTCTGCATACACCAGCTCATTCATGCAATCCAAATAAAACTTAACCATATTGTCTATGTCTGGCCTGTGGATCTTATACTTGCCCTCTGTGCTCTTTTTAGCCGTTCCCATGCCAAACGTAAGATCAACATGCAACATGCTCTCTATCGGGCTTAGAATGCCAATCTCGTGCAATTGCTGACGTATCGCACATCCTGCCCGCTGCTTATGCCTTCTCTGAGAGCAGTAGAAGCGCGGCTTGCCATCGATGCATGCTGCGCGTGACCTGTTAAGAGGAATGGCATCGTCTAAAGTCAGCGTGAATTGTTCGATGCTTAGCCTCAGTATGTAACGTAAATGTTTTCGTATACAATAGGTGAAGTTGTAAGACAACTATAAAATGCAGCGCGCTTCATATCTTCAGAAGGCTCTTAAAGTGTGGTGCAGATGCTGCTCCACTTGATCTGGAAGTGTCGCTTTGCGGGAGTGCCGAAGGACTGCTTGATCACCAAGCCATGATCCGTAAGATATTTAATCGCCCTGTCTTGTTCTTTGCGTGAAAGTACTGTTCTCTCCTCGCACTTTTCGAGAGTGTAGTAGAACCATTCGCCAGGCGCTTTGTCGAACGTCACCAGCTCGCCTCGTTCTTGGTTGCACTTATACCGGTTAATAAGCTCTGAAAGCATGATTGCCGCGTTAACGCTCCCAACTGCTCGTGCTACAGATCTGTTATAGGTCTGGTAGTCTCCTTCGTCCAAGAGATCAAAGAAAGCCTCTTCATATTGATTTTTTGGTGTACTGACTGACGTCATCGATCTTCTCCTGTTGTGGTTTGAGTTGAGTGATAGCATTTAAGATGCCCTCGGTTGATACCATCGGTTTTCTAAAGCCTTCAGATAGTAGCCAGTTATTGAGTCTAGCGGCTTAGTCTGTGCTTGTAAGCCGGTATTAAACTCATAACATTATCCAGACACCTGCGTTATGGCCTCTGAGGTGGCTTATTTGGGCTGCTAAAGCTCATTATCCTCTGCGAGCCTCTTGTACCTTTCGAATTGATGCAAAAACTGGGCTTTTGGCTGGTTGTACATTATCTCCTCTGCTCCCGCTCCGATTTTGAACCTGGCATAGCATTTGGTTGCATCAATGAACGGGTTGATCCGCGCTGCGTTCTCTGCGTGCTGATGATTGAACTCAGCGTCAATGTTCCTTGGCTTGCGTCCCGTGTTCAACACAGCTCGAATAGCGCCTCCCATGGATTCAACCCGCCCATCGCGCTTGATAGCATCGAGCACATCCTGCTTGTACACCTCAAGCGCTGATCTAACTTGCTCAACCGTGAAGGGTGTGGTTTTTGAGTTGAACCATCCACAGACAGCGTCGGACTCTGGAGCTGTGCCCCATCGAGGCTTATAAGCGATGATCTCGTCGTGCAAAATGCGTTGGTCTCGGTTTAGCAGTTCAACGAATTTGGGTTTTGGATTGGACTTTGGATCTGTCTGCCTGGCTGGTGTTATTTTCTGAGTAGGCTTAGGGGACTCGTTGCTTTTGCTTTCGTTCTTGGCGCTTGCATTAACCTCCCGAACGGGAGAGGACACGGTCTCTACATTGTCCTCTTCGATTGGGGTCTTTAATACAGGTTCTTTATTATTGCGCCACTTTCGGTCGTTACATATCGCCACTTTCGGTCCGTTCATAGCGCCCTTTTCGGGCTTTATAAAGAGTTCTTTTAATCCTCCGATGAACTCAATAATTTTTTCTATGTCTAGACGAAAGTGGCGCCTAGGAGGTATTCCAATCGACCGTTTTTCAAAAAGCTTGAACCTCTCAATAATTTTTATCGCTGTCTCCTGCTCTTTGCGAGACAGCACAGTTCTATCGGTACATTTTTCTACCGTATAATAAAACCACTCACCTTCGTACTTTTGGAAAGATTTCAGCTCACCCTCGGACTTGTGGTAATTATATCTATTAACTAGCTCCGCGAGCATGATAGCAGCGTTCACACTTCCCAAAACCCGCGCTACTTGACGGTTGTATGTCTGAAAATTTCCGCTGTCTAAAAGATCTAGTGGTGAAAGTGACATATCGACTCCTGCCCATTCGGGCTGTTATGTGGGAGCGACAGTATCAAGAAGTTACTTAAGCGTGAATTAAAATAGGCCGATCGGCTATTCTAGGCTCAAGTAACCTCTTGGTACTTGCGCCCCCATCTTGGTCAAATCCTTGGAAGAATTTGTGGACCGTTTTGGGGGTTTCTTTTTGCCCTGATCTAAGCACCTTGCTTAAGTCCGGGCAAAGTCATATCTTACAGATGTGACATATTCATGTCTATTGGAACCCCCGCTGAGTCTCTTGGCGGGGGTTCTTGTTTCTAGCTTGGCCTGCATCGAGTGCTAATAATCGCATGGTGTGGCTCACCATCTTTGAAGAACACCTCTATGGTTGGCTTTCTCTTACCCAAGAAGGTCAATATAGTCCTATCCTCAAGCTCCTCTACGCTTTCCGGCAACTCATTTCTCCAGTCTAGGCTTTTTGACACCCCATCTATCCATTTCTTCTCATGAGTGATCCAATAACTTTTGTATCCAATGGCCAACGAAACCTCATCCCTGCCCTCGTCCACGAAAATGTGGAAGCCAAGTTTTTCGCAGAAGCCAGAATACATATAGCCCTCCGCATTAGAGGCTATTCTATCCAAATAAATTTGCACCGGTTCTTTTACAATAATTACATTGTTTTCAATTACATGGTCGGTTAGTTCAATTCCATCAAAAGCACATACGCTCATTGATAATAGCATAGCTACTATTGTTATGTATTTTTTCATTTTAATCTCCGTTATAAAATATTCGTGTCTATTGGAACCCCCGCCGAGAGACTTAGCGGGGGTTCTTGTTTCTAGCTTACTTTTCTTGTGCATGAGCGACTTTTGCGCTCTTCGATTAGTAGACAGTATCTAGTCTTTAGGCGTCTTCTCTAGCTCTATAGAATTGCGCCGGAAATCGCGATACATCCGCACCAGTTCCGTAGTTCGCTTGCGACAACGTCGCATAGCTGACTTGTTGACGTCTCCCGTATCTGTCAAAACGTACAGATCAGACCGGAACCCCTCTTGTAATCCGCCAATCTCTTTGACTAGCGTCTGAAGCGCCCTTAATTTGTCGTAGTACATAGTATCCTCCATTAATTCACAAACAAGCCGGCTTGGCCTTTATTGATTGATTTCTTGAACTCTTCAGGGACAAGGTCCTTCATCTTCACCTTGGTTGCCATCTCGATTCGATAGGCGGGAATTAAGCTAAAGCAAGAAAGCGTACACCCTTTCGATGATTATTGTAAGGATTGCTGTAAGCAGTGATTGAATGCTGTGTACCGAAAAGGAGAGAGCTAAATTAGCTCTCTTCGATGTTGTAGGAGCGACATACCATTACATGCCTATGCTTAGCCTCTTCCTCTGTTGAATGTCGTTCTTTATATAAAACATCTCCACTATCATCAAATACAAGTGTCTCAAAAATTACAGGTGGCCCTTCACAAAACTGATGGTCTATGCCCAGCCATATTGTAGAAACACAAAATTTACCAAATTTATCTTTTGCTACATTTCTGTATTCATTATTTTCAAAAAGATCACAAAACTCTGAAAGAGTGATTTGCTTGCACTGACGGTTATAGTAACACTGCAATCGATTCTGTGATTTCATCATATCAGTCCCTTCTCGCGCTTCACCTGATCGCTTACTAGATCGAGTGGAGCAACTTTGCCATAGGTGGCTTTTTGTATCTTAAGAGCAGCCATTAGAGTCACGTTCTTATCGCGCACATAGTTCGCAATCTGTGCCTTCGTCGCTCCAATGCTTTCGCCGAACGCCTTGTATGTGAGGCCGTTCATTTTAATAAAATCTTTCAGTTTCATATTGTCCTCACTTGCTTAAAGGTACATTATGCACAACGCTGGTGTTTTTTTCTACACCATATGCGTTGCAATATAAATAACTAAAGTGTTATTGTATATGCAACAACACGCAACTGGAGGCAGTAATGACAGCATTTCACGATAGATACGAATTAAGCGACCTAGACAACGAGGACATCCTTTTTGACAGGGGTTATGTCTCAATAGATTCGGTTCCGCACGTTGGAAAGTGCAACGACGCAATCTATGATTTGATTGAAGCGGTATACGCAACTGGAAACATCTCTGTGCTTGAGATGGCGCTAGAAGACTTAGCAGACCAGTACGGAATTAATGTTCCCAAGAAGCATGCCAAGATCGACACGCTATGTAGGCCAGTGCATGATGTGCTTCACGCAGAATTCAAACAAGTAACGTCATAGGAGTTGAAGGTGGAAGCAGACAATATAGCAATCGCACTATGTAAAGCACAGTCAAAGATGCAGGGGGCAAAGAAAGATAAGAAGAACCCATTCTTCAAGAGTAGCTACGCGGACCTAGCCAGCGTCTTTGAAGCTATCCGCGTTCCCTTTGCTGAAAACGGTTTAGCCGTCACTCAGACAATGGAGCTGTTGGACGGGTTCCGACAAGCACTAGTGACGACTCTTCTACACTGCTCGGGTGAGTCGATTCAGAGCAAGATGGTACTCCCTGACATTGCAGATCCTCAAAAGCTGGGTAGCGCAATCACGTACTATCGGCGATATAGCCTTATGGCAATCGCTGGTATCCCTGCTGAAGACGACGACGGCAATGCAGCTAGCGCAGCGACGAAAGATATCAAAAAGCCCTCTAAATATATCACTCCTGATCAAGTCGCGCAGATCGAATTCCTGATCAAGCAACATGAAAGTATTCGAAAATTTGTTTTCGAGAGCTGTGGGGGTTCTCTTGAAACAATTCCAGCAAGTCGCTTTGATGGTGCAATTCAGTGGATTGAACAGTTGATTAAGGATGAGAACGATGGTAAAGCAGAACACGCCTGAATGGCTTGAGCTACGAAAGACCAAGATCGGCGCAAGCGATGCTCCCATAATTATGGGGGTATCGCCTTGGAAGACACCATATGAGCTGTGGCAACTGAAGAGCGGGATTGTTCCGGATGAGAAAACGAACCGCTACCAGCAGAGAGGGCATGATCTAGAAGAGGCTGCGCTGCTAGCTTATAATGAGTACACGGGCAATAACGCGGCTCCCCGCGTCTGCTTCTCTCCGCATCACGCCTGGATGATGGCAAGCCTAGATGGGTACGATCTTAAAAACAGGATGATTGTTGAAATCAAGTGCCCAGGCGAAAAAGACCACGCGATTGCTATGCGCAAGAAAGTCCCTGAGAAATATTTCCCACAATTGCAGCATCAACTTGCAGTCACTGGATTGGACATGTTACATTACTGGTCTTTCTCTGAGCAAAGCCGCCATCTTGTTGAAGTCTGCAGGGACGATAACTTTATCAAGGAAATGATTAACAGAGAATCAGTGTTTTACAGATCCATGGTTGAAGGAGTCCCTCCAGAACTCACAGACCGCGACTATGTTCAGAGGAAGGACCTTGAGTTTTTCATGGCTGAACAAAGGTTCTACTCAGCAAAACAGAAACTGGAGAAGGCTCGAGACGAGGAGTTAGAGGCACGCAAATATTTAATAAAACTGTCAGATGGACACAGCAGCGCGGGAGCAATGACAAAAGTCCGCAAGGTGATCCGCAAGGGCTCTGTCGACTACTCTAAGGTGCCTGAGCTAATGCACGTCAATCTAGACGACTATAGAGCCTCAAGCTCTCAGAGCTGGAGAATAACACTTACAGACTAACAGGAAGAATGATGGAACAGACTTCAAAACAGATCCTAGCTACGCGGAAGTATGACATTTTCAAGTTGCGCGGTGACAATAGGAATGTCTCTAAGTCACACGTGAAACGGCTTGAGATGATGATGGCGGACTACAATGATCTTCATATCAATCCCATCATTGTTAATCCAAGGATGGAAGTTGTTGATGGCCAGCATCGCCTTGCAGCTGCTAAGAATCTTGGGGAGACAATCTGGTATGTCATCGATGAGGCATACACCCCGAAAAAGATGATCGACTTCAACACTTCACGAAGGACCTGGCAAACAACTGATTATTTGAAATATTGGGTCTCTCATGGGAAGCAAGATTATATCGCTCTCAAGGCATACTGTAACGACAATAATATGAAAATTGTTAATGCGCTGTACTGGATTGATAGCGCAAATGTTTCTTATATGCATGCATTTAAAAACGGGGATTTCAAGTTTGAGATCTCAGAGGAAAAAAACCGTGCTATCAAAAGCTTTCTAGACCTGAAGGATTCGATGAGAGCGCGAAACTACAAGCCCGTCAAGATTTACAACCAGCTATCCTTTCATCGCGCCTGCAAGAACATCTTCACCAACCCATTTATTTCCCACGGTCGAATGCTGAAGCAGATTGAAAACGCCCCATATACAATTAAATACTGTAGCACTGCTCGTGAGTACGTCATACAGCTAGTGGACGTTTACAACTATAGGCAAAAGAATCGCCCGCGTGTGATTCATGATGGTGATCAATTTGAGATTGCCATGTAATTTCAACAATCTTATGAACAGCAAGGACGTGTCTTACATGGTGCTTAAAAATGCAAACTCTATTAATTTACATCGCCTACATTTATTTAGTCTGGTTCTTTCACCGGCTCTTGTTTCCGGGGGAGTCATTCTTTCGGTTGTTCTGTTTTTCGCTGATTATTTTTTATTGGAGCCGTCAATGATGTGCTGCGCGGCGATGTTCATGGGCCCGATTGGCTTAGGGATTGATACAGGCTTCGGCCTGGGTCCAGGAAAAGTCCTAGCTGATATTGTATCTCGCGTCGCGATGGTTGTTGGAAAAACTGGCCCATATGGTGTAATTCATACGCTTGGTGAGATGGCTAAAGCTGGTAATCCTCTCGTAACGATGCCTCTTAGGATAATAGCAAAGCGTCCAGGCCTTGAGTACGTTCCCGGCACTAAGCCCGAGAACCCCACAGGCTCATTAGACAAATTTCTTGAGGTGATGGAGACAAGGGAGAAGGCTATTGAATACGGCAATTCTGTCTCTTGGGACCGTGTAACGATAGAGAACGAGAGAAACGCGTCCTATCAATCCGTGTGCAACAATCTTGATAACATGCAATCCCGTGTAGAGTCTGTGTGTCACCCTGATGTAACAGGGACAGTAACGGCCATTGCTGCTGACTACATTACAGGTGCAGGTGACTTCGGCAATGCTGCAAAGACTGGCCTTGTTATGGATGGTGCAAAGCATATCTTCAATGAGTCAATCGGCGCGTTGAATGACACAGCAGCTTTAAATGCATCTGTCAATCATGGCCAGATTGTGGACACTGCCTATCACATGTCACTGAATCACTAGCTACCAATTTGGTAGATATTGGTAGCAATTGGTAGGCCTTCAGCAATAACAAGAGTGACCTGGACAGTGACAAAATTTAAGCGCTCGGATACGATGGATGAGCAAGCACGCAAACTAGCAATTGAGTTCGGCAAGTTGAGTATTTCTTTTTTAATGCGTAAACTAAAAGTTACTAGATTGGAAGCCAATAGAATACTTAAGTTGATAGCGCTTGAAAATAATACTTTAGTCGGATAACTCATGTTATGTTGCATTCAACTATAAGTTGACACTTTTGCGTTAAATCCAATGAAATTATTCACTTGTTTTTGATGGAGAAAAAAGCGTGAGCCCGCCAAGGCTCACGCAACTTCCACCAGGGCCAATCAACCACTTCACTTTGGAGAGCGGAAAATCTAACCGCACTCTATCCAAGCGCGTCATTTAATTCAAAAAAAACTGACATATATCGTGCACGCTTATTGCTTCTGCTTGACTTCAGACGTGCGTTTGGATATCTTTAAGACAGAACATGTCAAGTATCTGTCCTCTGATATCCAAAGTATCAGTCCGCTGATATCCCAAGTATCAGCTATTAAGAAGCTCAGTGTTTGCTGCACTGGGCTTTCTCATTTTCTGAGTTGATCACAAAAAAAAAGCCACTAAGACTGACTTAGTGGCGGCCCACCAGCGAACTGATGGGGATGCGTCAACAACTACCCAGGTTACTGATCAACTCATCATGGCACCAACTTGCGTAGCTGTAAACAAAAAAGGCCAACCGGGATAACCCGATCGGCCCTACTCACTTCAACGATAAATGTAACAACACGACTGAAGGAGTGCGTTAATCATAGCATGCAGTAGCATCAAATAATAGTGGAATTCTGCAAAATTGACTCTTTGATTTTGGCAACGCACTTGCTTAGCCTCTTCAGGTCTGAAGCCTTGATGGGCTGCGGCTCGTCCCACTCGATGCTTGACATTTCGAAGGCGGCGTGCGCATCTATGAATGGAGAAGGGCTGACACGATGGAGACGGTCAACCACGATTAACTTGAGGCGTGCATGGGTCGAGTCTATTCCGCACACTTCCTTTTTGTCTTGCCAACGTATGACTCGGAGCTTGTGATCTATGTAAAGCTGATCGTCAAGCGTGACTGAGCTAGCGTCTGGAGTGGAGCAGCAGCATAGCCGATCAAAGCAACTCAGAGATCCCTTGTGAAAGCTCAGGTTTAGCTCTGGGGCTATTGAGACCCCGGTTACTCCGATGCTCATTTTTCGTCCTCTGGCGATTCCCGTCTACATTAAGTAATGTCCAGTCACTAATCTTTTCTCCACATTTCAAGAGTGTAGTCGTCTTCATCAGGGCTGTCTGGGGTCAAGTCTATTGAAAGTCCTAACTTTGATTCTATCATGTCCTCAATATTTGATTCAATAACGTTGTCGTCCTTGAGGCCCAGATTACGGTTGATCTGGGCAAATAGCCCCAGCCCAATCGCGATTGAGACAAACACCCCCAGAATAGCCACAGCGCCCTTTTCGGCCATGAACCGCTTAGCGTAGTAGATAAGCATCTCCAACCTAGACCCCCAACTTTTTTGCGAATGCAGCTTTCTCTGACTTGCTTAGAAGCACAGAGATCTTATCCATAGCTGACTCAAAATCCTTCTTTTCCTTGTCTGACCTATTTTCCTCTTCCTTCATTTCTTTCTCAGCTTTCTTCCATGCTGCGAGCATTTCCTCCTCTTCTGCTTCAGAAAGTGGGACCGTTTTACCGCCGTCCCTACTTGCGATCACTTTATTCATAGCCATTTTTATGCCTCAGAAATTCCGTATAAGATGTACTCACCAGTGGTCATCGTTCCAGATCCAGCGATGACGCGAAAGGCGTCAACTTGAGATGTGGCCTGGTATGAACCCGTAATAACCGCTTTTTGCCATGTGGACCCCAACAGAAATGCAGCTTGCCCATGGGCCGCAACCCAGCTCCCAGAATCATATAAATTATACAAATGTAGTATTCCTGAATTGTTAGATCCAGCCGTGCTATTTGTGATAAATGTTGTAGTTATTCCGGCTGTAGAACTGCTGTTAGCCCACGTTGCTGCATTATAAGCGTCGTACGTGTATCCCGATTGATAACCTGATGTGATCCATGAGGAACCGTTGTCTGTGCTCAGCTCGAGGCGGATAATGTTGCCTCCGCTTGCTGAATGCACGCCATCACGCCACACTAGCACGTGATGGTTGTATGTCCCGTCGATCACACTAGTAAAATCAAGAGATGCGCTTGCCGAAGCCGAGGCCGAGGCTAGATAGTTCCAAGATCCGCCGCCGGCTGCTGGGTCCCAAGCTGGAACCCCCGTATTAACAGTTAGCACCTCTCCCGCACTGCCTATAGGCAACTTGCTCAGTGTATTCGACGCTGACGCATAAAGTATGTCACCCGTCGTGTAAGCGGTCTGTCCCGTTCCCCCATCGGTCTCATCAACAGGCGTATCGAGGTTGACCGTGTCCCCTCCGGTAACAGTTATTCCAGTTCCGCCGATAACGGACGAGATTGCACCACCACCTAAACTCGCATTACTCATCTATGCTCTCCACGTAAAACCCCATAAGTGTTGCGTAAATATTATTATCGTTCGTTTTTATATTAACCCACTTTCCATCGGTTACTATATAGCCCCTGCATCGCTCATAAGTTCACCTCTGTAACGATGTGGGCGACGACTGTTCCCGTTCCCGAGCCTGTCACTTGCCTGATCTGCAGCTGTGCACCCTTCGACAAGTGAAAGCGTGAACCCTGCTGCTGATCGTCTTGCGTCTGCTCGTCAAATGTTACTGTGCCGCCCGCAAAAACTCTCCAATTGCTCGAGCCATCAGTGATGTACACGTCTACGTCTGAAGGGTTGATGAACTGGACCTTTATGCCAACGCCCTCAAGTGCGCTTCCGAAATTCTGGTTATTAGCTGTGAGCGTTGAGGAGTCAAATTCCTTCAGCTCAGTTTTTAGCTCGTTTGACATTCCTCTCTCCCGTTTAATTCTACGCGCATGCGTACACGCTTATTCCTATGTCGGGATCGTATAGATCCGCTTTACAGACTGTTACACCGAGGATTGAATCCTCTCCCCCTCTAAGCTGAAACCTGAATGATGAGGTTGTTTTTGAAACAACCTTCACAAGGATTGGATCATTAGAAGAATCGTAAACCATGACAGACACATGATAGTGAACCGTAATCATTGGCTCGACAAGGTTTACGGTGAAATCTCCCGTGCCATTTTTTACAACTGAGGAAACTGCTCGATGGTCGTTGATAACACCGTCCGGGTCCATCGAGACCTAGACATATCTAATTTGAGAGGGTATTATTGTCATTAAATTTCAACAACTCTATATGACACGCTAACTTCAAGAGTATTGTCGTTCGCTGCGTTCCCTGCAATTTCGCTGCCTAGGTTATCTAAAACAAGCGGTGCGTTCTCAGCTGCAGAGGCAGCAACGATAGCATCAATAACGGGCTGAGCATTTGTATATGTGCTTGCTGTCTGATCGATGAAGCCGGTGGTCTCAATTGTTTGCGAAACAGCTACGCCGCTGTCGTCGGTATACTTGATAGAGAGGTTGTCGCCTGCTTCTGTGAATGCATTCGTTCCTCCGTATACTAGCTTAAATGAAGCGCTTTCGAACTGAATCATCTTACCCGCGCCCGGTGCAGCAACAAGCGTGATCTGTGTCGCAGCAAGGGCTTTTACCTCTGCGCTTGTAAGGCTGACAGTTGCAACATTCACTAGGGATTCATTCACTGCTAGTGTAAGCGTGGACCCTGATGCGCTGCTATCAAGTCCCGTCCCTCCTGCAATTGTGATTATCCCAGCTGCTGGTGATGCGCTTCCGCTATCGCTCGCAAGAGAGGAGACCGCCGCGGTGGGACTTCCTGCTAGCTCCCAGTTTGCAGAGTTCGCCACAACTGACGTGAGAACATAGGCCGCATCATTTGGCTTATCTACCCAGATAGTCCCAATCTCAGACTGGTCTGCTGTTGTAGGAGCCCTGTCTGCTTCAATGATCCCAGGGTTTTTGTCTGGATTGATCCCAAGGTATCCAAGCGGGTTTTGAGCTGAAAAGTTTTCGAATGGCATAATGCCCCCTGTTTAGGCTATTTTTGTGTACGGGTATCCCGCGATTTTGATCATTTGATTCAATGAACTTCCCAAACTTGGCGACTTTCCTTTCCACCAAGATCCGTGTTTGTTCTTTCCTTTAGTCTTTGCCGGGACAGCTCCCTTACTGAAGACATCATAAACCCATCTGGGTACACCGCTGTATTCATACACGGCACCGCTGTGAAACTTCACTGACAGCGCTCCACTGCTTTTGTCATATTTGAATCCAGCTATGTTACTCGACTGGAGAGGCGCAGGGGGTATGCCGTCACCCGGTGCTTGCGTTTTGCTCAAAGCATTGCTTTCAACTAATTTCTTTACAATAGAATTTAGCTGTGCTCGATTTTGTATAAGAGCGTTCATTTGAGGATCGGGGACTTGCTGCAGGTACTGGACGAATGCTTTTGTATTTCCCTGTGAAAGGTCCCACAGATACTTTGCTTTGGCATAGGTAGATTGATCATCGGTGGGTGCAACTGCTGCTCCGCGTACCTTCTCCATGATCTTAGCTAGCACTGCTTGAATGCGCGGATCGTTTTTCAGATCGCTATTCTGAATTTGTCCAACAAGCTGTTGGAGTTTCTTCACAGCAGCAGCATTAGCCATTTAGAGCTCCCCTAGGATCTGGTTTAGCTCTGCTAAGATCTGATCTACTCCTTGTGTGCCGGCCTGCGCTCCTGCTTGTGTGCCGGCCTGCGCTCCTGCTTGAAATTCCTGAGCAATAACGTCCTCTAGGCGTAAGCCTCTTTCACGCCGCAGCCTAGATATTTCCTTTGCGATTGCTGGCGTGCGTTTTGCGCTCTTTCTGATCTGCAGGCTTGCTTCTTCGGGTGACATGCGTTGGACAAGTGCTTGCGCTTGCTCGAATACAGTGGGGGCAATATCAGATACTGACTCTCTGAGCGACTGAGAGGCTCGAGATTGCATCTCACCAAGCCTACGCTGTGTCGACTGCTGCTTGAGAGACTCCATATTGAGAGGGCTTTTTCCCTTATGTGCCTTCATCATTCCCGCTAGTCTGTTTTGTGCATTTTGCGGGATGGCGTTAGCAGACTGAGGGGCAATCGGCTCTATCGGTTCTGTGGGCTGCTGCTGTTGTGCTTGCCCTCCAAATAAACCAGGTATGTTCATTGCTGCAGCAAGTGGAGCTGCTCGAGTAGCTGCTTGAGAGAGTGATTGCCCGGGTCTAGCTTGAGCATCACTATATGCCGCTTCCTCTTCAGGTGTAGCCATACCGCGTGAGCGACGAGCGTCTATTTTCTCTCTGAAGCGTGTCTTGCTTGGGTCTTCATTCGCTTGCATGAAGTCAATAATCTCGCCCGCGCCATACCCATAGCCAAGTGCGCTATTAACAAAGGACTTCCACTTACCCGCATTGGGTCCAGCCATGCTCTTCATGGCCTTTAGGGAAAAGCCTGAGCGTATCAACTGGTTAATTACTGCTGCCGTCATTTTTTCTTGGCTCCTCCGGTTCTCCATCTAGATAGAAATTCGCTCTTCCTAGGGCTTGTCGTATTGAAGAACACTTCAGATAGGCTAGGTTGCATGGGTGTAGACAGTTCAGGGTATTCCCTGTTCTTCATCCTTGGAGAAAGCGCGTCCGGGTTATCGACCATTTTTTGATCGACTGCTTGAACCAATGCTTCAATTGGCACGCCCTTTCTGAATAGCTCATACTTGATGCTCATCAAGCTATCCTCTGCGCCCAGTGAATCAAGAACGGGGGATAACTTCTTTGCGTATGAATCGATGACCTTTTGACGCGCACCTTTTCCAAGCGTCCCAAGCTGCACCCTTGTGGAGACAGATGGCAACGAGTCTAGCCCGCTTGAAACTTCATCGCTCAGTGGATAAGCGTAATAGGAGGCAAATTCTGGAGTCATCCCTTTAGATTCAATCTTATTCTTCAACTCTTCTAAAAGGCCAAGCTCTGCATAGGGCTGTCGATATTTGCCGACAGTCTCACCCCATTTGTCAAAACTGTTGACGGCTCCGATTAGCCCACTTGCTAACCCTCCTGCGGCAATTCCTGTAGCTGGAGAGCTATAGAGCCAATTGCTCGGCGCGTCTGTGCTTTCTAGCTGAGTTTGTACACGAAACAGCTCTTGCGTGGTCTTTCCCACTCTGTCCGCAATTTGTGTAGGGCTTAGATTTGGGTCGTTCTTACCAATATCGATTGCTCGATTCATTGCCCGCTGTGAAACCTCTCCGCTGACACCATCCTCTCCGCCTAGTAGCCTGCCGATGACTGATTCAGTTTCGGTTTTGATCTCTCTTTCGCGGTTGACTGTAGCCAGACGCTGAGAAGCCATCGCAT